AAGAATAGCCTTTATTTATAGTGGCACACATTCAACTATAGAAGCACGTTGGCCTCTCCACTCTAACTCATACATTCAGGATTTGCTGCATCATTCATACGTCAATCAAACGAAGCCCCATTGTGTGAGCGTCTCTCAATCTGTCTTTCCGACTATTGCACCATACTTCTCCATCTCAGAGAGTTTGTACTCACTGTAAGTGAGAATGGTAGGGCGCAAACCATGCTTGAGAGCAGCACGGCGAAATCTTCCACTCCAATAATTGAAGATATGCTCAGCATGTAAAGACAACTCTGTACAGGCTACTTCAATATTCAAGGTAGTGGCTTCAATGATGTCCATAGTGTTCCTAGTCCAGTTTGGAATTTCCAGGACAGAATCCAAATCCAGGGGAGCTTCCCACTTTAACAGATCATCATTATAAACAAAACCTCTTTTGAGGTATTTGACTTCGACAAGAGATCTGTAGGGAAGCATTTCTCCACTCTTAGATTCATCAGTGTAAGTCATTCCAAAAGTTGCGAAAGCCTCACTCATTAAGACCTGATTGTAGAATTCCGTAGCATAGTCCGAAATATTTAGGACATTGTCGTCTCCATAAGCCACCATCGTTACATGGTTACGAAAAGATCTCATGGAATTATCCTGAGGCCTATTGGCAGTCAACAAAAGCCAAACATATCGACAAGCAATGGAATTATACATCGAATTCAAAATGGCCGTAAGAGGATTACCAGAGGGTTGGGAATGGGTCCAGTGATAGATTGTAGATCCACACACATGCACGGAATTCACAATCTCACACCAGAGCACTCTTCGAATTCTCTTGTTCTCCTCCCCATCATTGTACCAATCGTTGATGATATCGCAGATGGACCACAAAATCTCAGCATTCAAAGTGCCATCAAAATTGCTAAAGTCACCAGCAATAACTCTTTTCCCTTTCGAGGAGAGAATATTAGCAATGACATCCCAATCTTGAGAGTAAACATTGGTTCCAACCGAGATTTCATTAAAGTTCCGTCTGGCAGCACAATGTCCGGCAAATCCTAAGAAGTACTTCCGAAAGGCCAAACAATAATCCATAGGTCCTGCCGAAAAGACTCTCGTTTTTCCGGACATAACCTTTTTAATAGGCCTTCGCTCATCCTTCAAGGTATCGGTCCAAATAGTGGGCATCCTCTCATTATTCCTAGCCATCTCAATTCTCTTGTCAATCAGTTCCTTGAGGTCGGGCCTGAGAGTATACTCTTCATCTGAACCAAGCCAATCAGTCTTTCCGGGCCCCTTGGCTTCTTTCCTAAAGGGATATCCGGGTGAAGTTGAACGAGCTATAGCAACCATGAAGTCATCACCCTCAACACCAGCAACCATTTCATAGTCACTCAGAACTCTTTGTCTCTCCACATCATCCGGGAAATTCATCCGCACATCAGAGACAGCAGCCATGAGATATGATTGATTTAAGGCTGTAGATGGTTCGGCGCACTTCTTCAAACCTTGCATCATGGGATCAATCCTTTGTCCATCGACAAAAACAGGTCCCAGAATGCAGGGAATTGTAGAGTGCTCAACAACCTCATCATGAATCAAAGAAGGTCTTAATTGAGTCTTTGATGAGCCAATAATTGGATACAAAGACTTACCAATGGGAGTAAAATCACCCTCAGGACGAGGCAACTTACACACAAGTTCGTTGCCCTCAACCTTATAACCAAGATGAGCAACCCATTGTTCAGGCTCCATACCAATTTGGCATACATCGGGAACTCCATTAAGTACCTTCACGAGATCATTCCTATTCACAGGACTAGCCATTCCAACTCCAGTGGCACCAGCTACGTGAATTCCAAGAATCTTCTTCTGATATTGAGTTCCGATAACAATCAAAGGAGATCCGCAATCACCCTTAGTTGTTTCCATCGCATATTGATAATGAGCACGAATATGATAGGTCTGATCTCCTTTATATGTCCAAGGTTGGTCCACAGCTTCTACTTGACCATAACGCAGCAAACACGTAGTAATTTCCGGTGACAACAGGCAAGCCTTTGCGTATTTAAATCTACACAATTCAGCACTATCTGAGAAGCTGTCAAGCACATTAGCGTGTTGCCTCACAATCGACGGACATTGAATGAGCATCTGGTCCTTGAGCTCTCCATCAGCTCCAACAATATCATGGTACTTCAATTGATCAACTGGGATCTTAAAACCACTAGGATTGGAAGCATTAGAGAGCACAATGTGAGTTGATTTCTCAAGTAAAAAGCGGAGATGACGGACAGTTAAAAACATACGTCCTTTAACAAACATTCCTCTCACTCCGCCCAAACTTTCACTGCCAGAGAAAAGTTGAATCTTATACATATTCAAAATCAACTTCTGAGCCAGAGAGAAAGCATTGGGATCAGCTTGCAGTTCGCCAGTAAACTCACCAACCTGCTCATCACCAACGGTGCTAAACTCAACCCTTCGTTGTTGTTTCACGGTTTTGGGATCAGCACTATGGGCAACTTCAACTTTAGCACGAGATTTCATAGTCTTGGGATCACCACTAGCACAAACCTCGACTTTAGCTCTAGGCCTAGCGGTCTTAGGATCAGCACTAGCAGCCATCTCCACAACAGTGAATTTCTTCACAGTTTTAGGATCTCCACTGGCTGCCAGCTCCATCTCACTAGCACTATTGGGCCAAAGGAAATACAAAGCCAGAGGCAAAATAGCCATAGTAGCAGCAATGATGGGATATTGCTTCAAAGTATCAATAGCACTTTGAAGATATTCACCCAACTTGCACTGCACTTTCGGCAATTCTGACCAGAACTTGGTGACAAAAGCAGGGACGTTACGAGTTTCCTTCTTAGCACACCTGCCAGCTTGAACAAAGTCAATTCCTGCATATTCAGGTTCATCAACCAAATCATTCAAGCGAGTAGGTTCTAAAACCAAGTCAAATTCACCAGCTTGATAATTGGCGTAAAATGCATCGAAGCTATAAATCTCAAAGAGATATCTAACTTCCATTGATTTCACACACGCCTTCAATTTCGAGTCATAGTAGATACACATGACTTGATCTCTGGTGAATTTAACATCGGCCTGAGCA